GCGCGATGGATGGAACACCAACTGCAATATTTGAATCTTGTTTTGTCATAGAAATCGATGCGTCTAGCTCGGTATTAGGAATGGCGTAGCCAGAGGCCTGCAAAATTTTAACTATTTTAGCTGAAGCATCTGGGTATACGGGGTCGACCAATGTCACTGTGACGTCCTCCCACGTTACTCGACCGGGGTAATTAAAAGTGTGCGCCATGTATTGATGTTTGATTGGCGACACAGTGAAACTCGGCTTCCCCACTTTTGTAACAACGTACGTAGGAATGTGATCAAAAATTAGTACCCACCGAAAAGATCGTTTAGGGTCAATTGTTGTCGAACTCCAGAAATTGGTCTTGTCGGCCATTTTTTAATATCTCCTTTTTGTCCTCTATTAATAAATAGAGTTAAATTAAATTTTTAGTCCTCAAAAGATGCTCCTGAGTCCGTAATAATGAAGTCAATTGCGATATATTCAATTGCGCGGGCAGGTTTTATATATAATTTTGCATACAAAATATTTCTATCGATAAGATCTGGAGTTGTAGTTGTCTCATCTAAAATTAGTTTATATTCTGTAATGCCTAGGCCTGCCTTTACATCACTAAGGAAAGGATTAACTTTTGATTTAAACCTATTCCAAGTTACTTGAACATTCTGATCAAATAAGATCGTCGACGCAAATCGTGAAACTTGCTTCTTCAAGAAAAGAACGAGTCGTCGGACATTAATCCTGTCAAGAGCGGAGGGAGTCAGTTGTAAAGTCTTTTGACCAAAAATGACGATTCCTTCTGCCGGGAATGAAGCAATTGGATTAACATTTACCTCATAAAGTTTATCTCGTTCTTTCGAAGTAAGGCGTTGTTCTACGCCAACAACTGGGATTCCAGCCGCGCGATTTGCGCTAAGACCACCGCGGGTAAACCCAGCTGGTGCGAACCAAAGTTGTGATGTTGCCTCTCCAAAAGACATTGCGCCGAGAGCGGCAACAGATGGGGGCGCCCAGAGTGTGGATCCATTAATCGTATCACGAATTTGAACCCATGGGTAGTAAGCACATCCATAGCTGCTATTAATCTTTAGATCGAGTTTCTTATTTCTAATAACCTCGGTTAAGTCGCCTTTTCGATCTGCTCTTGAATTGCCGTTTTCTGACGACGGTGTGTATCCACCTTTAAGGTCTATAATGGCTAAGGCATCTGCGCGAGCTTCGCACATCTCAACCAATTTAGTATTAAGTTCATTGTTGGTAACACCAGGCATCGTCACCAAATTGTACTCAACGACTTCTGGGTCGCGCAAAGAATCAATAGCCACATTAATAGAATTATACGCTGCATTGGTTTCTTGTGTGATGTCGGTAGTACCTAAGACCCTGTTATTAAATGGGTCTTTTTCTGTGATGTCAACACCATCTGCGCCGCCATGCAAAAGCGTCGTAAACCGATTCCATCCGGCAGTCACGCCACCTTTGTCTGTGTCGAGAACATTTTCATAAGAAGCAGTTTGGGGGCCGCGCGCGCCGGCACTAGAAGCGACGCCTCCAGAACCAGTGTGTGCTGTATATGATAGTCCAAGGGCCCGAGATCCAGATTGATAAACTGCGTGGTTTCCGTACTTGAGAGTATATATACTGCCCGTAACGAGTTCATTCCGCACATCATCGAGGGAAAAGACAAAAGAAGCTTCAGTTTTGCCGGCTGTCGCGTCATAGCCGCCAACGTCCTCGCACTTTGTTCTTAGGTGATCATAAACACTAGCATTAAATGTGTTTATATTGCCAAAATTAGTATCTACACCAAAGTAAGCATCTTTAGGATCGGAAAAGCTACCGCGCGAAGAGCTACAGCGTAAATACAGGCTTGGAAATTTAAATCTTGATCGGACGACACTAAAGTCGGCCGAAGAACTAATTGTTCCGTAGAGTGCCATTTTTCCTGTGCTGGGGCTTAGGCTCCCTGATTCTACAAAAATAGTACTGCCCGCGTTGGGGATAGCGGATTTGCCGCCAGTCACCTCATATTGCACTGCGTCAGCGCCGGCGCCCTTGATGCCGCCGGAAACGGCGAAACCAACGTAACGAGGGGGCCCATACGCTCCAAAAGGTAAATATTCTGCTGTTGTGGCAGCACGATCTACGTCTTCATCCATTATTACGTAAACAAAGTCAGAAACGTTAGAATAATCTCCAAAAGCACGGTACCGACGATCAGTGTCACTCCATGTCTGAAATCTGTTGCCAATCTTTCTAGCTAAATAATTAGATGATGCCGGATTTAAATTACAATTATTGTATTGTTCTATGATTTGAGGGGACGCATCTGTATCGTTTATTTTTCGTATTGCCACCGTGAAGCTACCATAGGGGTTGGTTTGAGGGTCATTAGATGATTTAACATCTTTAATAGAAATTTTAATTTTGCGTTGAGTTTCTTCACCAAGCTCGCGAGCCGCAAAGCGGAACAACTTTTGCATACTTTCAGGATTATAAGAACCGGTGTTTCCGCCTACATCTTGTGAAATAAACCACCCTGTTTTAGAATATTGAGCGCTAGGACTTTTGGTTGGGCCCATCCGGAAATCACCTCCATCTGTGGTGCCGTCGGGAGAGGCTAGTCTTAAAATAATTCCAAAGCAACTGGTTGCAACAGACCCGCTGATTCCGCTTGGGCTTCCGTTGCTTTTGGTGCCTCTAAAACTTTTTACGCTTCCTTCGAAGCTTTCTCCAAGCCAATAAGAGGCCGAAGCGTTACCAGCCAACTGATCGTTGACTAATGTTGGGTTTGTATTAAATACCTTTCTAATAAAGCGCGGAGAATCTGAATCAAAGTCAAAGGAACTATCAACTGTTTGGGTTCCGGCGCCATTCGTGATGACCGCTTTAAAGGCTGGTCCTGAGTCAACTGCTCTAAAAAATTCACCAAACCCTTTACCGTAATCTGTTATGTGTCTATCGATAGTTTGCCCAGACAACTGGATATTTCCGTCTTCGAGGTACCAAATAGCGGCGAGGGTGCCAGAAAGATTTCCAGATAACCATGCATTTTGAGTAAGAGAGGAACTTTGAATACCATTCCCTTCACAAAGGAAAAGGCCGTAAGCACCACCATTGGTACCATTTAATGCAGTGGCCGTGGCATTCTTGGTTTTCCAGCCAGCGTATCCGGTTTTAACGGTAGCGTTCGCGTTGGTTTGCCCCAATAATCTGACCATCGTAACTGGAGAATTGTTTCGAAGCCATGCTTGTGCAGCATATGCGGCATAAGTAGGTGCAGTAAAATTTCCGTAGCGCCATACGTCACCACCCTTGCCACCTGGCACTGGCTTGCCAAAAACATCAATAAGCTCTACTAAAGAATTGACTTGGATTGGCTTGAGGGCCGGCCCTTGAGACAGCCTACCGATTACTGCAGGGCCCATCGCTGTTGGTTGAGCTGGTAACTGTGAATTATCAATCTCCGTAATAAAAATTCCGGGAGATATAAACTTAAACTTTCTATATGACATGACCTAATTCTCCTTTAGCAAACATGTTTTTTCTTTAATAAATAGTAATAGAATAAAGCAAAAACCTTTTTAAGATTCTAATCTCTATAAAAATCGCTGCTGGGGTCGAAATCCTGGTCGTCGCCCATGATTACACGCTCTCTAGGAATCTTAACTTCTACTGCGTTCTCGCGTCTAACGATTTTGGGACGCGTCTGGTTTTTGCCTTCTCCGATTAAATACCCTAGTACATCAAAACTAATTTTTGTTTTATAATTTCTCTCTTCATCCTTGTACTGCGCAAAATTAGTTTCTTGTGCTATGGCCTTCATAAACACTTCGTACGAGTGACCAGAGCGTTCAATTATAAATGAATTAATATGTCCGCCAAGTGTTGTAAAGGGCTGCAGCATCTGGTTCATCTGCTGTTGATAATTTGAATTTAAAACAATATCATACTTAATATCAATGTAAACAGGTTGCGGCATGTAAAGTGTTTCAGTTACAATCTTTTTGTTTTTCTTTCCAGTTTTCGGGTAATAAGATTGTCTCCCCGGCGTGCGTCTCGCATTGCCAAATTGCTTTCTATTGTCTGCGACGGAAAAGTTGTTTGTTTTATCTTGTACGATTCTTCTTCCAACCATGATTCGGCCGCCGCGGTAAGGTCCAAGCATAAAGGGGGCGCCCCCATAATATTTACCTTTCTTGGCCAAATCTTTATTAACAGATGAGCGCTCAATGCTTATGATCGGATAAATTAAAGTACCATCTAAATCATATAATTCTTTCTTTTCCTTTGAAAAAAACGCGCGTTCTGGGGAAGACCAAATAATCGGCACCTTTTTCCATCCTTTATTGGTTTCAGTCCTAATGGCCATCTTTTCATTAATAAAATCATAAAAAGCGTAATCAATCGTTTCTAGGTTTGATGGCTCTATTGATACTTCGCTAAGAATGTCATTGGCGCCCTCGACGCCTGTGTGTGAATAATCATCAGCTGGCATCGAATGTTCCCTCCCTGGCCTTTACACACTTTGCTTCAATTTCAAAAATTCTCTCCCAGCCAGCCCAAGCTTGTCCAAATATTTGTTTTGGATAGTTAAGAGTCAAAATTTCGAAATGATCTTGACCATATAAAACAAAATCGCCCTCACGTACATATAGGTCCTGGTCTTCCACTAGGCGCCGTCTGTGAAATTTAACCATGATTGTTAGCCTTTTGTCAATTCCCAAGTTTGATATTGTGGTAGTATATCCTTCCCAGGTAACAAGTGCATTAACCTTTACAGGGGCTAAAAAGTTCTTTTCAACTGCTTCTCCATATAAAGGGTGAAAGTTGGTGTTCTCTACGCTAATGGGATAGTAAATAAGCTCTTGTCCTATGACACGCTCTATTAACTCATCATTTACTTGTTTTACGAGATCGCGCTCTTTTTTTCCTAAAAAGAGGGGTGGCGGCGGCGAAGCCGGCTGGGACCATTTATTTTTGTCTAGCGGCATCTCACGTTACCCCACGAATACCTTCATTGGTACGTATTTTTCAATAGTGTTGACACTATCCGACACTTTAGCATCGTTCTCCATTAGCTTAGTATATGTTAACTCATCTAAGACGGTCTTTAGTTCTTCTCTTAAATCCTTTTGTTCAGTTTGGGCTTGAGAGACTAAATCTTTTCCGTCTAAAGTTACAGCATCGCCAGGAATCGGTATCGTTGCAAATTTGCTTCTTATCGTTCCTAAAATTCCTTTAGATAGCGATAAGGCAAATCTACGAATCCACTGCTTTCCAATCGCATTAATATTGTCATAAGGAATGTTTTCAAAAGGAAGCGTATTCATATTGTTTACTCCCGCAATTGGGGCGCCGCCGCCGCGACCGTCGGTATCTCCGACATCCCACGGATCAGAATCCACAAAAAATTCCATCCAAAATCTGTCGGGACTCGTTTCGACAATATTGGGAAAAATTGTTATTCTATTGTTTTTTATCTCATATGAATAATGTGAATTTCTAGTGTAAATGGCGTCTTCAAAAGCCATGGCTTGTGCTTTGTTTTGCCATGGGGGGATAACCTGAAATGTTGAATCGTCTGTCCACTGTCCATAGCTGGAAAGATCACCAACCGTATTGAGGCCTCCATAGTATCCATAAAAGCGCCACATAGCTTGGGGCGATTTATAATACACTTTTGTAATATTGATTCTCTTGTTGCCGATTTTGCCAGAAAAGGGCACAGAAGAATCAGTTGCTGCAGACGAAGATAAGATTTTTTGTAAATCGAAGTTCTGTTGTCCCACAGAGCCGCTAAAAGAGGCCGAATAAATTGTTGTTTCTCCGCCAAAGCCTGCTTCGGTCGAAACACCGTAACCCACCCTTCGAGCATATGCAAATTCAAAACGAGGAAATTTAAGGTTAACATTCTTGCCATATAGGTCATCACCGCTTTGAATCTGGCCTTCGTGGTCGAAAGTGCCTGTTGTGGCGCCCAACAAATCTGAAAGTGAATTTTTTGCTTGGTGAATATTAACGAGATAAGAATATTCTAGAATAGATTCTTCATACGTTGTAAATACGCTTCCACTCGTCAATTCAACATCTAATACGTCTCCACCAAATTTTTTGTATGTATACGCTACTTGTTCTGCGGCGCCGGAACAAAAATATTGAGAAAACAGTGCTGAGGTAGAATCCGAATAGATCTGGAAAGGTAGTGAAGTATTGTTTTCTACATCGCTAGGGATACTAGCGGATGGAAGCACTACGGTGCTTGTCTGAGATCTTGGATTTAAAGCCGGGACTGCCATTTAATTAATTCTCCTCCCTATAAATAGTCAAAGAGAATAGAAAAAGTGAAGAGGAATGATCTATTAGTTGTCTTTCTTCTTTTTCCAGAAGGGGCTTTTTTTCTTTTTTGTCCCCTTGATAGTTTCATCCACAATCCCAGCGGCCTCTTGAAGTGCCTTTTTTGCAGCATTGACCTTTCTTGTCAGCCAAAGCTTTTTCCATTTCTTGCCCATGATAAGTCTCCTTTCTAATAAATAGTCTCTAAAGTTCAAAATCTCGAAAAATTGGGTCCGCAAAAATTCAGCAAATACACTTTTTTAAAAAGAAAAAGCCCTCACCTTTTGAGGGGTGAGGGCTAATACTAGATTAAAAATCTATTTTATGGCTTAGGAGCCACTCTCACCAAGGAGTCCACGAACTACGACTAAGCCGTACATATCGGGACGAACCATCTTCTTGGCATATCGAGTCATGACACCCTTGCGGGGCACGAAGTCTTCCACACCAAAAATTGTGGGAGTAACTTGCAACGGCACATAAGGAGCATATACATAGCCACTTTCAAGGAAGCTATTGCCCTTACGACCAACCAGAATAAGATTACGTGCAAAGTAAGGATCGACGTAAACGTCAAATTTCTTACTAATGCTACCAACTTTTTGGCCACCTGCAATACCTTTGTTGTCATCAGCAGTTACACTAGCTCGGAAGCCAGCGGTAAACTCCATAATGTTTGCAACTTCAGGAGAGGTAACGATAAAGTTAGCACCACCACGCAAAGTCTTACGGTGAATCTGAGCAGAAACATCATTGACTGTTTCAATGAGAGTCTCATACCACTCAGAAACGGTACCGGTGAAGTCTGGAGCTTTTGTGCTAGCGCCAACTTCCGCGCCCGTTGTACGATTAACGAACAAACCAGGCGACCGAGACCAGTAATATGTGCCAGCAGTTGCACCTTTAACAAGATCTTCCATGATCTCGCGGTCGATTTCAAGAGCAATTTGCTCCGAGAGAATCGACGTAAGCTCAACTTCGGCATCCAAGTTATGGTAGGCATTAAGGTCCTGACCAAGTTCTGGCGTCCACTTGGCTTTCAACTTTTTAGTGATTGCCGTGACGGACACTGAATCAACCTTCAGGTCGATTTCTGGGATGTTGCTTTGATTTTCCAAATCCCACGAAGTTCTACCAACAACTGCGCCGAGAGCATTAGTGCTTCCGGCAGCCGGTGTGCCACCGAAATTATCAGTCATCGCGAACGTATACGTTGGCTGGACTGTGGCAATCATTGCCCCACTAACTTGACGCCCGGAGGCGTTGCTTTCTAACCCAACAACATACACAACTCTTTGAGCAACGGTACCAGAAAGTACAGTTAGTCTCCTAGCTTGGTTAGCTGTGGTGTCATATCTACTAGCGGCGCCGGAGCCATCGCTGCACGCGGTTCCGGAAACGGTAAGACTCACTAAGTCATTCATATTAAATTGAACTTCATCGGTCCCAGCGCTGGATCCAATAGTAAGCTCCGCAATTGCGAAACCAGTTCCCGTAGCGCTAGCACCGGTACCTGTAGTACCAATATTGCCAGAAACAAGAGCCGGGTCCCACTGAAGGATTGTATTGCATTCAGCAAGAGTCAATGTCGAAAGACCATCGCTACCGTTGAACTGTGCCGAAGCACCGTCCCAGGTTCCGGAAGCTACCACTGTGTGAGAAAACGTTGTGGAACCAGTCGGAGATGAATATCCGTTGTTCAAACTATAAAAACTACGCTCGGCGAACAGGCCTGAAAGGTCTGCACCACCAGTTATTTGCTGGCCAACGCGGCCTTGACCATACAGCGAAGCGTTTGCAAGCTCACCTAAACGATGTGCTGTTCCCGCTCCAGTCATACCAGCGTTACTAAACGTAAAGTCCATAAAGAAAATAAGTCCTGATGGGAGACTCATTGGTTGAACTGAAACCAGCTCATTTGCAACGAGGCCACCAAAAACTCGACGGACAATGGGGAATGCGACGGCTGCAAAACCTTCAACATCTCCACCGGCCATGGTCGAAGCTTCACGAAGAAGCTCCTTGGCTTGGTTTTCAAGAAGACGAGCCATAGTATGCTTGCCGTGCTCTCCTCCAAGCCCCTCTAGAAGACCTGTCCTGCGCCATTTGCTGAGCAGTGCAGCGCCTTCCTTTTTGAGATCGCGATTAACGATCCCTTCTGTTAATTTTTGAAGTACTGACATTTTTTTTCTTTCCTCCTTTATTTATCAGTTAATTCCGGCGAGAGCTTTCATTCTCGCCATCAAGGGATCAACCCTCTTTTCCTCCTTACGAGGCATAAAGGCCGAAGAGCTTTTTGTCACGACTTCGTTCAGTGATTGTGGCTGACGCTTAAGGGCGTTGGCTCCCACTGCACTTTGAAGCGTTTCGTATATAATTTTTGCTTCTTCAACGGTATTCGCTTTCGAAATAGTCT